TTGGATCTGTCAAGATTTGTTTCACTCTAGCATCGGTAGTAATATCCGTAATTTGATTATCAACTCTATTAGTAGTAAGGATAGCACTAACTCTTTGACCATCAACTACTGGAGAAATGCGTGAATCTGTTGTAACTAGATTCACATTCATCTGCATGGATTTAGCACCCTCAATAGATGATAACTTAGCATCTTCATTAACTTTAGAAGCAATTAATCTTGTGCTATTCAAATAATTTGGAATATTTGGAACAATATCCTCAAATTCATTACTAACAAAAGCAATTTCATTACCACTCAAACTTTGACCCGTTATAGTTCTAGCTTCTGCACTAATGGATGTACCTCTTGTAGTTACATTATGAATAATTGGAGTAATAACTTCAAAGGGCATATTTTGAGATGCCTTAATATTTGATCCTCCAAAGTTTCCTGTAATACCCATAGAAAGTTTGGGGAATCCAGAAGTATCAACACTTCTATCATCATTGGAAGCGTTGAATTTTTCAGACATGTCAAGTTTAATATTATATGAATCAAACGTTACAGAACTTCCAATAGAAACATCATTTAGGTCATGAGTTTTATTAATCCTGTGAAGATTAACTCCACCCATTTCATACTTATAAACTAATGTTCCTGCTGGATATGTGACAGGATTATTTCCTCTAGTAATACTTCCACCAATAACGTTACCATCAACACTTGTATATTCAATAATCTCATCACCAATCTGCAGATATCCAGTATTTGTGGTTCCTACACTAACATTCTCAAAAGTGGAGAATTTAGATGCATTCAGCACAGAAATACCTGCTGTGGAATTTGCTGAATAAGCAGCAGATAATTTGGTTGGTTTAATATCGGAACGAGTGCCCAATATCTTTACTTTATTATCAGGGAAATACATTCCATGATTCTGATGTAAAACCTTAATATGAAGTCCATCAGAAATTTCAGTGATGGTGTCAATTGTAACATCTCCGCCAGGTGCGGCAGGTAAATTATTATTCAGAGTTCTAGCAATACCAACACTATCAAAGTAATTAATGACACCAACACCGGCACCTATTTTAAACTCACCCTGAACATTATCAAAAATAAGTTCACTAGTTTTACCAATGCCAGAAACAGTGAGTCTTACATTTCTACCAACTGATGCATCACCAATTGTATCAATTCCAACAACATCACCCGTTTGATATCCATTACCACCAGATCCAGTAACAACCACTGAATTAACTACACCGTTAGCGACACCTACAGTTGCCTGAGCACCTCTGCCACTTCCAGAGAGGGTCACAAGATTAACTCCAGTAAATGTAAACGATCCATCAGTTGGGGTTAATCCAATACCTGCATTAGAAATCGTCAGGCCCGTTCTTTCAATAGTACCAGCAACACCAATCAAGGTAGCACTAGCATTAGATGGGTTTATAGTTCCAATACCCTGGAAGAATGTGTTACCTATTTCATAGTTTGCATCTTGAACTGTGGTGCCAAGTCCAACTCTAATTTTTTTAGATGAGACAACAAGAGAATCGGGTTGAAGAACTGGTATTTGTCTATTACCTTCTGTCAGTTCTGGACTATAAAAATTAATAGTG